AGGTTACACTTAAATGTTTCCACGATTGATGGACGAATATCTTCGTCTTCATAATTAAATGGTGTCTGTGGAAGTTTAGATTGATCAACATATCTAACAACAACATCAAAATCACCATACTCAGATCCTGCAATAGTACCAGCGGCACGAATGTTTGCAATACCAACCTTTACTTCATAGTTAGAATGAACACCATGAGAAAGTGTATGGAAACGGAACAAATCTGATTTGATAGCACCGATTTTTTGTGAAGTAACCCAAGGAGTAGATGCTTCCAAATAATCTTGCAAGAAGTCCCAAGGAGCACCACTTGATCCAGTTTCAATCAATACAGTTGTTAAAGGATCAGCAGCGATTGATGCAGATGCCTGTTGTCTAAAATTAACATAATTGTAAACTGCGTGTGTACCGTATGGGTTATATCCATACAAGTTTCCAATATATGAAGTGTTTTCAGGATCGATTGATGAACTGAAAGGAACACCGTCTTCATTTAAGGCATTTGTAAAGAATGAAGTATCTGTTGTAAAGTCACCAGCAACTGTCAATACAAAACTACCACTTGCATTTGCAGTAACAGTTGAGTCAGCAAACAATGATGTTGAATCACCACTGGTAACAACAAAAGTTGGATGTAACATAGAAATCAATTTTTTACCCCATGATCCAGTTGCAACAAGTGCAATAGGATGAACCAAAGAGTAACCACCTGTACCCATAACTCTAACTATTGTTGCACTACCTGCATTGTTCAAATAGTTTTTAGCTGTATAGGGGAGGTATGATTGTTCAAATGTTCCACCGAATTTTGTTAAATAGTCTCCATATCCTTGAACTATGGTAGGGACAAATGCAGGTCCCTTTAGCGTTGGTCCTATGAGTGCAGCACCAATTTGACCAATACCCTGTTGAAGGAATGACAGGTCATTTTCATTAGTAAACACGCCAGGACTTACAATTCTTTCATTAGCCACTTATTATCTCCAAAAAATTATAGAATTAAGTCTTCATATAAATATGAAGCAAAAAATCCAAACTACGAACCAGACGGAATAAATTTACCGGAGTCTATATCTAAAATACCATCACCGTATTTCTCGTTCAAAGATTTAACAAGTGTTTGTTCTTGATCCTGCAAGGAATTGTAGTCCGTGAATAATTTCTCTCTCAATTCCTTAATTTGATCCAATCTTTTCGATAACATATGCAACTCTATCTCAACTTGACCAATTTGTGCAGTTGTTCTTGCATATTGTGATTGTAAATTTTTAACTGCGATAACATCATCTTCGGAAAAATTCTGTTCAGTTTTGTTTGATGTAACTTCGTCTGCCATAAAAACCTCTTAATTAAAATATAAAATGTAACAACTATAAATATGTAAAAAAATATCGAAACCTATTTTGTTCTATCAAATTCATCTGGATAAACTCCAGGTGATCCTTTTACTGATTTATCAGCAAATCTTTTCATTTTTTCTTGATAGTATCTCAATTCTTCATCTGTTTGTTTATTAAGTTTACCAAAATCATTTTCAGTTTTACCAACTTTGTTTACAAGTCTTGTATCGGAATTAGATAGTGAAAACTCATCTGTATTTTGTGTAAGTTCTGAATTTTCTCTCGCAAGAATTGAATTTACATCGCCGAATGCTTCGGAAGTAAAAACTATTTTATTTGCAGTTACCAACCTTTTTGTTGTTGTTTCGGTTGCAATGTCTTTTGGTAAAAGATATGCGTGTGTAATTATTTGGAAAGAAGCACGAACAACACGGTCTTGACCGGTTGTATTACTGTCTTCCATTGATATACTATCCATGTTTGTAGAAAATTTGAAAAAGTTTTTATCACCAAATGACTGTCCACTAAAATATACGAAATTTTCTACAATATAGTTTAATTGATTTTGATATTCACACCAAACAATAAAGTCATACGATATATCAACATAATCCGGAACAGGAGTCATAAAGTATTCGGATGGCCTTTTTGCATCATATTGGGTAGTGAATTTATCATACGGTGTTGTTCTATTGTATTTTTGACGCATATAATATGCAATCTGATTTACATTTGCAACTTTATTTCTACGCATCTCAGATTTAATACTAACACTTGAACGGCGAAAAGTAATTAACGGTGTAATCGTTTTTCCTTTTTTATCCTTTAAGAAACCATCTTTTTGTATTGATGCCCATTTTTCAGAGTTTGCATAAATTGTTGGTACGGTTATATTTTCTCCACCGTCTTCCACTTTTAATTGCATTTTTTGATCTATAAAAGATTTTATTGCAAAATCAACATCATACAGCGTAACTCCAAGACTTCTGGTTTTATCTTTATCACGTCTTACTTGTAAATCCCGTCTATATCCTAAATCAGTTCTTGGATTTTGTATAGAATTTACATCATCTATAAAACTATCACGAGTTCTACGGATTGGTGGTTTTCTATATTTACTTGAATTTTTCATTATATGTTTCTCGGAATATCATTTTCATTGTTTGGTATTGCCGGTCTAAATTCTTCTATCTGTATTCTTGAACGTCTTGTTAAGTGTGTATTAGCAATTATTGAAACATTGTGACCCCATCTTTCAGTTGCAAAAGAATAATCAGGATTTTTTCCACCAAAGAATTGATTTTCTTGAATAGCATCGATTTCCCAATAGTCACCATTGTATTCTAATACATCACCAACTTCTATAAAAATATCAAGTTCTTTCAAATACTCTCGTATAAAGGCAAAATTTGCTGCCTGTTGATAATCTTGTCCAAATTCAGTTCCTTCATAAGTTTGTGCTTGATAATCTATCAAAGCCGGAACTTTTATTGGACTGTGGTAAACTTTCTTATCGGACTCATTGTATAGATTTGTTTTTGTATTTTCAATGGAAAGTTTATAGACAGCAACTTCCGTATCTATTATGTCTGCTATCAATTCCATATTAAATTTATGAACAAGACTAGCATCTCTCCTTCCGTGAAATAATGGCATGATATTATCCTATGTAAATTGCTAAAGGTGTTCCATTGAGACTGGCAGCTAATGCCTCTGTTTCCAATCGTTTTGCCTCTAATAATTTTGAACGTGTCATTGTATCTAACATTGTTCTTAATTGATCAACCAATGCCTGTTTCTCTGTTCCAGCTGCACTTAATAAATCAGCCGCATTTAACGATGTTTCACCGTTTGGAATAGGAATACTGCCATATTTACCACGAATATAACCTAACATTTCTTTCGCCAAAGCAAGACCAAAACTGTATATCCAACTCTTTCCAACAGAATTTATTTGAGAATATGTCATAAAATCATAAGGAGCATTTGACATATCCGATACAGTCCCACCTGGATATTTTAATGGATTACTTCGTTCTTCTTTTACAATATATTCTATCCATAGTTTGAAATCTTTTGTTGGAACCGGAAACATTCTTAATTCATTGTTTATCAATTCAAATGTAAATGCAGATTTACGCATAAGATCATTAAATTCTATCGCTTGAATACGAAGTAAGTCTGCATACATTGGCATCAACATGAACGATACACCAGTTGAATAGGCACCAAAACCAAATGTATCTAACATTGCTTGATTACCCAAATACGGATCATAAAAACGAATAGATGCCGGAGGACCGTAATGATGAACCCTTTTTATCTCAATGGATCCAGTTGGAACTTTTACATCTCGAATTAAAGCATCCAAATTGTATTTTTGTTTTCCAGTCTGTATATCTATTGATGATGAATAGAACTTAACATTTCCGTTTGTAAAAGTTTCACTACCATATTCGGTTGCGAGTTGAATTAAAGGACCCATTCCGGTTGAAATGTTTCGCTGTGTTAAATTTGTTGAAGTAGAAGATCCCATTATACTTAACATATTTTGTTGTATGTTAAATTGATTTACATGGTACGAATACTCATAAACCGCTTCTTCAAAACAAGTATAAAAGTTTACATCTTGTAATTCAACATCAACAAGTGGATAACCCAATCGTTTAGCACACCAATCGGCAAAGGGATCGGCTTCTGCTTGAAATTCAACATCGCTGTCAAATGTTCCAAAGGGTGTGCTTCCAGTTGTAAAACTAGAACTACCAGGCCAAATAGGAATTTCAGTCATTTACTTCTCGGATTTTGTTTCTTCAAAATACTTTAATATATCATCAACAATAGGATGACGGTGGTTTGTTTTCAATTCATAAACCCCCAATCCATTTATTTTATCCTTCATATTAAATAAATATGGAAGACCAGAATCTTTTTTCTGTTTTAAGTCTATTTGAGATATATCACCAGTTAGCATCATTTTTGAATTGATACCAAGGCGGGATAATATCATTTCCATTTGTGCCTTTGTTACGTTCTGTGATTCATCAACGATAACACAAGCATTTACAAATGTTCTACCACGAAGAAATGAAATAGGAGCAATTTCTATTTTATCTTCCATCATCAATTTTTCAATCTTCTCCTTATGATACAGTTGAAACATATTCGCCTGTATAGGAGACAACCAAGGATCCATTTTCTCTTTTATATTTCCAGGAAGAAATCCCAAGTCTTCATTTGACACAGTTGGTCTTGTTATTATTATTTTTTCAACTTCACGATAAAAGAAACATTCAAGAGCAATTTGTGTTGCTAATAATGTTTTTCCTGAACCAGCTTTCCCAACAAATACTGAAATGTCATCACGAAGAGCATCTGCCTTTATTCTCTTTTGTTCTTCGTTCAATGTTAATTGAAACTGTATTTTATTTTTTATAGTTTTTCTTCCTTTTTTTATTCCCGATGTATTTAGACTTGAACTTTCTTCTTCACTCAACAAATGTTCTCTGTTATCTGTTTCCTCGTTATGTTCAGAACTCATAATGGCTCCTATAATAATTTAGAAAGGGTGTCTCCCATAGATTTTACGTCTGCTTCGATTTTAGAAAATACATTATCTAATTTCTCAGCTTTATGGGTCCATTCAAAACCTACAATGGCAATAAATTCCGAACCTTTTTTTATCGGATATACTACCGCTGATTTAGACCCTCTCTGTGAAAAAAATGCTTTAGTTATTAAGTCCTCGATATTATCTACAACAGGATATACCGCCTTATGATTTACTACATCTTCTACAAAGTTGGAATAAAGTGACATCGGTAAGTTTTGATATTGCTTAAACTCCGTGCTAACACCTTCTTCGAGTGACTCGAATGATGTTGAGAGTTTGGTCATAGATTTGCCTGTTTTGTATTTACCACCGTTGTGTCTTTGAAGAATGAATGCACGCTGACAT